GTCCTCTGCCTTTTCGGATCGCTCCCGAAAGAATGAACGTAACTCTGCTATCGCTTCTTCCGTCAGTGCTTCTAGGGTTGGATTGACCGCCATTCCGAGTTCCTTTCATCGCCTTGCTTTGCCAGGCCCGGCACGACTCCGCTAAACCTAGCCGCGCTTCTATACATGTTGTATACCATACGTCGTGTATAGTTGTCCACATGACATCTGAGGAATTAAGGGCTAAACGCCTTGAATGTGGACTCTCACAGGCTGCACTCGCGAAGCTGATGCAGGTCTCCGAGAATACGGTGGCGCGGTGGGAGCGGGGTGAAGTGGCAATCAATCAGGGACTGGCGCATCTCGCCTTCAAAGTGATCAAGCTCAAGAAGGATCGGGGGACCGCTTAACCCCGCCGATCGCCGCGTGTGTCGGCGCTGAACTTCGCCGCGCCCAGCTTCCCGTCCGGCAATACCTGCTGGACCACCGTGAAGCCGTGGCCCTCGTTAAGGGCTATCGAGAGGTAGGCCTTCTGCTGGTCAAGCTGCCGCTTCATGTCGGCGAGCACGACGTCCGTAGGGCGCGTCATCAATGCACCATCGGGTGAGCTAATTCGCCCTTATAGCCCGGCACGGCCAGCCAAGCGGCGCCATCGAGACACCCGTAGCAGTCTGTCCGGTACTCGTGATCCTTGCCTATCCAATGCTTCCACGCTAACAGAATCGCCTGCTCGCGAGCCGTCAGCCCTCGCCAAGTACCCGTTTCGCCAACCAACGTCATCCAACCACCGCGCGAGTCTCGATCGCACACCTACACGAAGGATGCGCAGTTGGCGCGTCGTCGCCGCTGCTGAACGGCTGATCGAGCGGTATCCAATCCTCCGAGGCGTTGCCATCACAGATCGGGCAGGCGTCAGCCTCGGCTAGCCACGCCTTCTCCATCTCCAGGCCGGCGCGTTTCAGGTCACGGCTCACCACTAGCGCTCCCTCGGAGTAGGCATTTCCTGTCTCGGTAATCGAAATCATGTGCGCGCGCGAGCGGATCGCCTTCGTAACATCCGGTGTGCCGTAGCTCGTGAATGTCGCCGCGATCTGCCGCGCCGTCTCCTGATAGCCCTGGCCGTGCTCGACGGCGTTAACCAGAATGGTCCGTATCTGCTCGCGGGTCGTCGCGTTGATCCCCGCGATGCGCTCTAGCGGCACCCGCTGCAGCCACGCCACCGCCTCGGGGTGCGCGAGGTCGAACGACAGCCCGAGACCCAGGTCTGCGAGCGCGGCACGGCCTCCGGCACGTAGCGCCGCGGCCTGGATGGCGGTTAGCGGCTGTTCGAAGAGACGGATGGTCGCGAGCTCGGCTGCGGTGAACAGCGGCTCCCAGTCGTCGGGGCTTAGCGTCTCCCGCAGCACCGGCTCGGGGAAGTGCGAGCGTGTGCGACGAAACATCCGCAGAAAGCTGCGTCGCTGCATTCGGAAGGCGTGGCCGAGTTCGCGCTCTAGCTTGCGCTCCAGCGGTTGCAGGATGCGTTGTCGCTCGATCTCGCGCGTGGCTTCGAGGAAGGCATCGAGCGCGGGTATGAGGGCATTGGTCACTTGCTAGCAGCCCTTCGTTCGCATTGTGGGCAAAGGCTTCGATATTCGGGTACGTCCTTAATGTTGTGTCCGAGCTGCGGGCCCCCATTGAGCCCACCTATTTTGGCTCCGCAGAGTGCGGCATCTCTAGCCCGCTCGGCGGATGCTTTAACAAGATGGTATCGACTACCGTGTAGATTTCCTGGCCACACATATTTGGGCAGGTTTACTGGCCACACATATTTGGGCCGGTTTAGCGGCAGCACCCTGAGAAGATTCTGAAATGAAATCAAGAAGCCCTCACTTCGCCTCGCCACGCATTGCCTGCCGCAACTCCCTCACAGCCTCGACCATCATCGCCTCCGCCGTGCTGCGCTGGGGCAGACGCCGCGCGTGTCCCGAAACGTTTACGGGGCGCATCGGGTCAACCGGAGGCGGCGGAGGCGGAGGCGGTGCGTTTGGGTCCGCTGGTGGTGCGTTCGGGTCAACAGGCGGCGGCGGGACGGGTAGCGCTACGTCCTGTACCGAGAAGTCCATCTCGGCGAGCACCTCATCCACGTCGTCCACGCCCAGCGCCTGCATCAACAGCCGCGACAACAACTCGAGTGGCAGCGTGCCCGACTCGGGGTTGCCGGCCAGGGTCGCGGCCTGAACGATAGCGGTGATGCTCTCCGTCAGGTCGTGCTCCAGGACGCTCGGGAAACTAACGGAGATCGACCCGGCCTGCTCCGCCATCGTCATCATGTCGCCGTTGCCCATCTTCTTGGCGACGACATATTGCAGGATGTCGACGTAAATATCGTGCCAGAGGGTTTGGCGGTCCTTCATCTTGAGCTCGGTAGGGCGGTCCAGTGTCTTCGCCGTGGCCATTGAACCGCGCGTCGCGTCGCCGAAGAACGTCTCTGGAAGCCCGGTCGCGGACGAGACCATGAGCAGCAAGCGCCGCGAGTCATCAACGTTGACGGTCGAGCCCGCCGTGCGCACCGGCTCCAGCTTTGTGCCCTCCGTGCCGACGAAGGTTGAGCCGGCAACCGGCGGCGGGTTGGTGTCATAACCGAGATTGGCGCCGGCGCCCATCGTGGTCTGCAGCTTCGCCTTCGCCGCGGCAACACCCTTGTTCCCGCCCACAGTCGTCAGGTTCCAAGCGAAGCGCGAGAGCGCTTTGACGATGGTGCTCCAATCCTCCAGGAAGGACTTGTAAGCCATCGCCCAGTCCAATGCCGCATACGTCTCCGGGATGCCGAACTTCATATCGCTCAGCGCGCCAACCTTGACGTGGTAAACCGGGGTGTCCCACATGACCTCTTTGCCGGCGATCGTCGCGGGCCTGACGCCAGGGTTGTAGCGCCAGTCGGGGTAATAGGCCTCTTCCGTTGCCCCGACTCGGGCACCGGTATCGTAGTCAAACGTCTGCTTGAGCCAGAGTCGCTTGTAAAACCACGGCTCCTTCGCGTCATCGGGGTTGCAGATGATCTCGCCGATCTCGTCAACCGTAATCGTCCGGACCTTGACCGCGTTCTTGGGGTCGGAGAAGAAGACGAAGAAGAGGTTCCCCAACACTTCGAGGTCGATCTCCTTGAGCAACCGCGCCTGGTGTGAGGTCAACTCGACCTGGTTGGCCGGGTCGTCCAAGAAGTCCTGAATGATGGTGTTAACGCCCTCGTCCTTGGCCTCGATGTCGACGCCCTGGCCCCAGACGTAGATCGCCGTGAGTGAGACGGCGCGGTTGATCAGCGGGTTCTTGAGGAACATGTACCGCGATAGGGCACAGATGCGGCGCAATGCGAGGCGGCTGAACTCGCGGTTGTTCTCGTCGCCCATGCCTATCTGGCGCCAGCCCTGGTCTTCTAGAGCGAACTCCAGCTCGGCCAAGCGCTCACGCAGGTAAAGGTTGGCGTCAGAGAATTGGCCTTCGACCGTGGCGATCGCCTCACGCATTCGCGTCTCCGGGTCGACGGTGGGGGGGTTGCCGATGGTGACGGGGCCTAGTTTCATCGTCGTCTCCTAGAAGGGGCTGATGCTCACTCTATCGCTATATGTGACAACCCCATCCGCCGGCGTCTCGTCGCCCAGCGCGATCCAGGCCAGCGCCAGCGACATCACGCAGTCATCGTGCTGTCCTTCCGGTGCAGAATAAGCGATCCGTCCGGACGGCATCTTCACGGCCTCGTATGCCTGCAACTCGGCCAGTAGTACCGGGTCGTTGAGGATACTCACGAGTCCGCGTTCAAAGGCCAGGGCGAGCGTCTGAATCAGGACCGGCTTGGACGCCGGCGACGTGTCGAAGGGCTCAACGGGGTATCCCTCTAGCTGCAGGCGCTGGATGATCGGCCGGCCCATCGCGTTTGACTCGGCCACCACTAGCGCCGGCGGGAAGCGCTTAAACATCGCCTTGAGCCGTTCGCTCTGAAACGGATAATCGATCTCGTTGAAGCGATCCATCGCCACCATCGAGCGCGTTGTCGGGTCCAGCACCGTGATTACGGTGAAGTCGTAGGACTGCGCCCAGTCCACGCCGTAGACGTAGGTGCGACGCTCCAGCCCCTTATCTAGCACTTGCGCCGTAGCGGCCTCCAGGAGCCGTCTGAATACAGCGCCCTCGAACTCTAGGAACTCGGCTTTGATCTCCTGCTGATAGGTGCGCTCCGGTGAGCCCAACCTGAGCGCCTCGATCTCGCCGGCCTTGAGGTGCGGGTTGCCCTGAGACGGGCGGCGCCAACTCGCCCACTCTGTGTTCGCTGGATCTTGTCCGAGGTCGTAAAGCGCCTTAAAGAAGTTCATGCCCTTCGGCGTCGAGAGGAACCAAGCGCCGCCCTCGAAGTCGATCAGCGTTGGCCTTAGCACCGCCTGCCAGGCGTCCTGCAGGCCCTGAACCATCGCGGCCTCGTCAACCACGATCTCTTTGTATT